ATGTTTGGCGATGAAGTAAGAGAACAGATATTTGCTAAAAGCGAGTTACAAAAAATCGACCTAATGACATTATCCCTTGTCATTAAAGCGATAGAGGAAGTTTTGGAGGAAAACAAAGATGAACATGCCGTATCAGCAACCAATGATGAATTATACACCTAACTATGGAGCGTATCAGTACAACCCAATGGCGAGCTATCAGAGGTACCAACAGCCCGAACCGACACAAGGCATAAGTGGCAGAGTAGTACAGGCAGTTGAGACCATTAATCCCAACGAGGTGCCGATGGATGGCAGTGTAGCATTTTTTCCGAAACAGGATTTAACAGAGATATATGCCAAGAGCTGGAATGCTGACGGAACAATACGCACATTGACTTTTAAGCCGGTTTTAAATGGTAAGACAGACATTTTATCAGGTGACACGGAAAAGCTTGAATTTGACCTATCAGAGAAAGCCACAGAGGACATTATGGCAAAGCTCAACGAACTGTCTGAGAAAATTGAGCAATTATCTTTAGGGGCGCAAAGAAAAACTTCACGAGTGCAAAACAAGGAGAGTGAAAAAGCATGAATGTAATGGGAATAATGCAACAGATAATGAGCAATAATCGTGTAATGGGAAATCCAATGATTCAGAATGCAATGAGCATGGCTCAAAGTGGGAACAGCAAGGGAATTGAGCAAATGGCAAGAAACCTATGCAAGGAAAAGGGTATTAATCCTGATGATGTAATGAAGCAGATTAGAGGTAATTTTGGAATATAGCATATGAGAGAACGTGCGCACGACTCTTTATGAAATAAATTTTGGAGGTAAAACAGATGTTCAACACAGGAAATTGTCCAAGCGTACCTATTGTGGCGAATTTGGACGGAAACAACGGAAATAACTGGAATGACGGCTCGTGGCTTTGGTTCCTTATCGTAGTATTTGCGATATTTGGAGGCTGGGGCAACGGCTTTGGTGGTTTCGGTGGTGGCACTAATGGTGGTGTCGGCAGTGAAATTCAGAGAGGTTTTGACAATCAGGCAGTTATCAGCAAGTTAGATGGCATTTCTAACGGACTTTGTGATGGATTCTATGCCATGAACAACAGTATGCTCACAGGCTTTAATGGTATTAACACAAATATCATGCAGACCGGATATGGCATACAACAGGCAGTAAACGCTGATACAGTCGCTAATATGCAGAATACCAATGCTTTACAGTCACAGATTGCTAACTGCTGCTGCGAGACGAGAGAAGCCATCCAGGGTGTAAACTACAACATGGCAACTAACACTTGCGCTTTGCAGAACACAATGAACAATAATACAAGAGATATTATTGACAGCCAACAGGCGGGAACGAGGGCTATTCTTGATTATCTCTGCAATGAAAAAATCTCTAGCTTACAGGCAGAAAACAACGACCTTCGCAGAGCAGCTTCACAGGATAGACAGAGCGCATTACTTACAACTCAGATGGCAGCTCAGACACAGCAGATTATCAACGCTGTAAATCCGGCACCAATCCCGGCATACACAGTACCTAATCCAAATGCTTATGCATATGGATGCGGATGCAACACCGGCTGTGGCTGCTAAAAGTAGCAGCTAAAAGTAGCAGCTAAAAGTAGCAGCTAAAAGTAGCAGCTACGCAAAAATGAATAATTGAGTATCTTAATTGAGTTTAACTCGATTATGTCTGCTAAGCAGTATTACTTATAACCCAAGGGCAGACTATAATGTTTGCCCTTATTTTGTGAAAGAGAGGATTTTATTATGGCTGAATTTTCAAATGTTGCAACACAGACAGTTGCAGTAAACGGAAATGTATTATTTACAGATGCGCCAACATCTGTATGCAATAAAGGATATATTTCGCACAGAACAGGGAGCGGATTAATTAACCTTAAAGGTGCTACCAACACTTGCAAAGCAAAGTACAGAGTAGAATTTAACGGAAATGTTGCAGTTCCTACGGGTGGAACCGCAGAAGCAATTTCATTAGCCATTGCTGTCGAGGGCGAGCCGGACTTATCTACATTGGCAATCTCTACACCAACAGCAGTTGAAGCATTTAACAACGTGTCTATGGCAACAGATGTATGGCTTCCTTGCGGATGCTGTCAGGCAATTTCTGTCAAAAACACATCTACACAGGCAATTAGTGTTGCTAATGCAAATATTACAGTAAATCGTATAGGTTAGGAGGTTTAATATTATGCATAAATGGGCTAAACAGATAATGGAATGCGTCAAAGCTAAAGTTGACGGAATTGGAATTGACAATTTTGAGGGACAAAATCTTGACGATTTAAAGGATTTTACCGAGATTGTTAAGAATATCGTAGAATTTGACAAGGACTATCTGATTGTTGAAGCTATGGAAAATTCAAAAGACGATTACAGGAGATACACCGAGCCACTATATCACATGCCGGTAAACTATAACGACATGGAGTATATGCGTGACATGGATAAGAGCCGAGGTAAGATGTACTACTCTGAACCGATTGCACCACATGTGAGTGAAAGCAATTATGACAGAGCAAAGAGACATTATACCGAAACGAAGGAAATGCACAGCGGTATTACAACAGAGGATAAAGAGCAAAGGATGAAAGCGTTAGATAAATACATCAAAACTGTTACTAACGAGATAATTAAAATAGTTAGTGATAACGCAACAGCCGAAGAAAAGAACTTGATTAAGAGTAATATAAATAATCTCGTGTCAAGATTTTAAGATTAAAGGCTATGGGTAGTAATGCTCATAGCCATTTTTAGAGGGTATAAGCATGGATATAAGAGTTAATGATACATTGTGGCACATACAATTTAAAAAGCCCACATCAAGCGAATTAAGGCGGTCTGACGGCACAATAAGCCTAGGAGTGACCGACAACACAACTAAGACAGTGACAATAGCTGATAATGTGTCTGATTACATGGCCGACAAGATACTATGTCACGAGCTAGTGCATGTGTACTCATTCTCATACGGCTGTGACATTGACATAGAGACAGAGGAAATAATCGCAGACTTTATGAGCTTGTACGGACGGAATATTATATACACGGCTGACAAAATATTTAATTTATTGGAGTGGAAATATGGATAAAATAGACAGACTATTAGAATACATACACCGGACTAATCCGGAAATGACACGGCAGAAATTGATTGAGAAACTAGGAGAGAGTGACTACAGTGCCAAGAGCATTTATTTTTTGGCAATTCAAAATTCAAAATCCTGAAAATATCCTAAAATATTTTGATACCCCCCTACCTTTTGACTTTTTCGATTTCAAAAATCCGTTCGCAAAATTTTACAAAAACTTGTCGAGAACTCGCAAAGAACTCGCACCACACTTTAATTGAGTGAAGTTTTCTGAAAATTTAAACATTTTCCGTGAATTGGTGCGCCTGACTCGTAGCATGTCACACCCGGCACGGCTTAACGGCTCGAACCTCTACAGCAATATTATAAGGCATTGTAAACGGCTCATTTTGCGGTGTATTTTAGCGCGCTCGATAAAATCCACGCTAATACGCTTTAAAGCCCTTAAAACGTCAAATACACGGCTTTAAATGTGTATATCATAAAATCATAGAATATTTTTGTTTATTTGTCAATGTGCTACAGCACCCGGACTTATAGCCGGATAACTTGCGACAGCTCCAACGGCTGCACACTTAATTTTTGGCACGGCAAAAAGGGATATAAATATCCCTAATGATAACAAGTAATATATTCCCCGGCTTGATAGTCACAAAACAGCGTGGCCGGGTGAACGTGCGCATGTTTTTCGACAACTTGCAACCATTCACCGGACCTTTGAACTGTTATTTTTAACTCGTGCGACTCCATCCACTCTATGCAATCATACTTGATATAGTTAAAATCGCTTATTTTCGATACTTCATAGCCTAGCGCCTGAACACGCTTAAATATTTCCTTTTTTCCTAGATATTCATAATTAGACATAATACACGCCCCCTATCTATAACAAGCCTTAATTATTGGGCTTATATAGTTTTTATGGCTTAGATAGTTATTAAAAGCCGTCCGCCGGTATTCCTTGCCACTTATAAGCACAGTAACATCGTCACACGCGCCCGACTCTGCGACAGCTCTAAAAATATCCGTTATCGCTTTACGTGTGGCGCGCTCGCTTGCCTGATATTCCGGAGCGCTCGTGTATTTGCCGTTGTAGCGTGCTTTTATTTCACACTCTACAGCGTCAAGGCTTTTTAGTTCGTTTTTCATTCATTAACCCTCTTTTCTATTCGTGCATGGTTTATAAGTTGTTTTTGACCTTTTCGCGGTCTATCATGCGTTAATCTGTTTTTATTAGGTGTATAACGCTAGTAGCTGGGCTTGAACCGGCCAGAACCCACAGCAAGCAAAAAGGGCGGATTTACTCCGCCTTAAATGCTTTTATTCTTCCAGTAAATCTTCACGCAAGAACACAAAACCTTTAAGAGTTCCTGAACCAATCGCCACATCATCAATACCGCAGTCAAATTCGCATTCGTGCCGTTCTTGCAAATCGTGCATTCTTTCAAAATTGTCATTTGTAAAAGCATTCTCAAAGTTATACATAACAATGTCATCTGGATTGCATTTTTTTAATTCCTCAATCAATTCTTTAACTTTCATAAATTATTTTATACCTCCATAAAGTAATTTTTCGGAGTGATTTTTTCAATGAACCACTCCGCAGACATTCCATTTTTTAATTGTTCCATATTTTCAAAAATCCGTAAGGCCATTTCTTGTGCTTCTTTTTGTTCATAGCCTTTTTTCATAATCAGTTTACTTGCCTTTATAACATTGTTATATGTCTTTCTTTTCATTTTGTCCACCTCTCTAATAAAAAAATAAAAATAGTCCGCCATACCCAATAACAAGGCATGACGCAAAAAGCCCGAAAGCCTTTAAAAGCTCGATTAAATCTCTCATAGTTGCGCCCCCCTAATTTGCTAAAATCTGTCTTGCTGTATTAAATACATAAAGCCGGTTGAAAGAGTGGCGCTTAAAGTCTCCATTTTCTGCAATCGTGCGCCCAATATTTTCATATTTGAGACTTACAACCGTTAAGTATTTCTCTAGCAGCTCATCCGGGCATTTTAGGCACTCAATAGCATTTTCTATTGTGCTTTTATTACTATTGCAGTGTATGCCCTCAATGCGTATTCCTTTTTCGCTTTGCAGCTTGTCAAATTCTTTCAGTAGTTCCGCTTTTGTCATATAATCAACCTTCTTTCATTGTTTGCCCTGTCTCATCGGTGCAGGTGGGGCAATTCCTACAGACCGCCCAAAGTGGCGGTTTCGACTATTTTATTTGTTCCGCAATCTGTGCATATATAGACGGCTTAGATTCGTCAACCTCTTTATAGACGCATCCGCTATATACTTTATTTGTTGACCCTTTGCAGGACTTTTCAAAACTCTTACAGTTGTAGCACATTGGGTTGTACTCCAATGCTTCAATGGCTTTTTTGCGCGCCTTGCTTCTTTCTATCTGTTCATTTGCTACAACCATTATATATTTTTCCATGTTCAAAACCTCACTTTCATTTATCCGGCTTGTCTCATCAGTTGCAAGGTTGCCAGCCTACGCAAGACCGCCGCGCGGGCGGTTTCGACAACTATATATATTTTTCTATTTCTTCAAGTAGTTCTGTTTTTGTTTTCAAATCTCTTGTATTCATGAGCAACTTTTTTATTTGCTCCGGAAGGCTAAATATTTTTTCGTATCCGATTTTGATAATTGCTGCATGATATCTTTTTTCTAATGTTGTCATATCCTTTCCCTTTCTGGTCTGCCATCATCAGAGCCGGGAGACCATCCCACGGCTGACGCTCCAAAGTTGGAGCGTTTCGGCTATGCTATACAGATTTCAAACACATCACCTTGGACGTGCTCAAAGTCAACTTTTTCAAAAATTCCGATACCGTAAAAATCGGCTGTGAGTTCCCCGAAGTGGTTATACTCAAACAAAATATTATTCTTTTTCAACTCGCTGATTGCGTTACTGTTTTTACTGCCAGTTTCCCAATTGATAAATAGCCCGGTTCTCATTTTTGCTCCTCTCTTTCTATCTTTCTAGCTCTGCTGCAATCTCTGCATACTCACGGCATTTTGTGCATTTGTAAGGGCATTTGTTGCAGTCGTCCTCATGTGCTTTACATACTGGAGTAAGTTTCTTTTCGAGTTCTTCAAGTCTTTCCGATTTCTTCATATTCTTACATCTCCTTTAGTTTGTTTGCCTCTATATTGTAAGTGTTCCTTGCCTTTCGACTTGACTAAAGTATATCAAAATGTAAGGCACAAAACAATAGGCAAAATACACAAAATGTAAGGCACAAAAAAGTAAAACTATTATACAATATATACAAGGCACAAAATTATTTAAAACGCTATTATATAGAAGCAATTATTATTACTTGACTTACAAGGCACAAAAATATATAATGAATGTAACTATATAAATGAAAGAGGTGTAAAATATATGGAATATAAGACCACAGAAGCGCGCAGAAAAGCCAATTATAAATATGATGATAAATTTGAGCGTATAAACTGTCGCTTTGCAAAAGGCACAAAAGACAGAATTAAAGCCCTAAAATACAGCGCTAACGATTTTATTAAATTAGCAGTAGCGGAAAAATTAGAACGCGAAGAAAAAATATTAAAATAAGGCACAAAAAGCAATTGACATACAAGGCACAAAATGTTATAGTTATGTCGTAGCAAAGAAATAGTTTAACTAATGAGGTGGGAAAATGAACGAAATTGAAATTTTAATGCTTGATGGCTGCACAAGGTCTGAAGCTGAAAAACATCTAAAAAATGGAGCTGTAATTTTTACAGATTTGGCGGAAAACTTAGAGAGCTACCTTGATGAATGGAATATTGAGGCAGAGGACCGAGAAGAATACCACAGAATGGTAAGCGATAAAATCCCGGCAAGCGATTGGGGAATTGTTGAGGATAGTGGAAAAGCGTATTATATCATGTATGTACTTTAAGGCAAACAAACAGTTTAATGAGGTGGGAAAAATGAAAAGCTATGATTATATTGTTATCTCCGGTAACGATGAAGAGATTTATAGCACCAAAAAGGAAGTAAATAAAAGAGTTAAAGAGCTAACAAGTCAAGGAAAAACCGGCTACTTTGCAAAGTGGGATTTAATCAACGATGAAATTTTAGAAGGTAGCCAAGTAAATTTTTAAAATTGGAGGTATAAGGTATATGAATATTAATAGAATTAAAGTCGATAATTTTTGGATTAGCTTTGATATTGAGAATGTAAAGGCAAAAAGAAACGGCAAGACCTTCGAAGAGGTGCAAGCCGTGGCAACCTACACCAAAGACGGAGAAGAAATAGCAAAGATTTATAAGTTAGGCAATTTTGACTATTGCGCAAAGCTTTTGAATAACGACTTTGCAAGAAGCGAAGCAATCCGGATTATTAAGAGCCATGATACAAGTAAATTTAGTCCGTTTAGAGATTAAAAATTAAATATTGCTTTTTAAAAAGTCGGTTTTTATGGCCGGCTTTTTATTTTATATAATATAAATATATATGTGTGTGGTGTAGTATATATTAATCAATGCAGTAATTATTATATACTCAATAACTCTATGTATTGACAAAATAAGTATATTTGATTATTATTATTTTAATTTAATTAATAAGCAGATGCCGGTTAGCCTGTGTCACTTGGAATTACTCCAAGTGGTGCGGGCTTTTTTATTTTGTGATTTTGAGGTGCTAAAATGGAAAAAATTAAAGGAAATATAACTAAACATTTAATTGCCGATTTTGGCACGTTTCAGCTTTATCGCGAGGACTTTGAGAGGGCTATAGATCAGGCTTGTCAGGAATTGCAAATTGAGGACTTGAAAAGCGAGGGTCAAAGGCCATGGAAAGCTGTCTGCAAACGAGTAGGGGAGATTATATTTAATGATAACAGTATATTAAAGGATAAACAGTTATATGACAATACATGTATGTTAACCAACTACAATAGATATAATTATAATATATTAAATAATATATGTGATGAATATATATATATTAGTGATGTATATAATAAACTATGTAGTACTGTTGCATTTAGTAATTGGTGTAATATTGATTGCGGTGTTATAGATAATTGGAGATTGAATAAAGAGTCAAGCCCTAAAAGTTATGAGATTTGGGAAAAATTGCAAGGAATCCGTAAAGATTGTATCAAGGATAGAGCATACGACAATAAATCCCCTGTCGGTGCTATGTTCGTTGGCAATAATGAATTTGGCATGAATCAACCGGGAATTGGCTACGAGGCTACACAAGCACGAGCATTAACAGCCAATGAATTGCCACAGTTAGGCGGTTCAAATAGTCAGAATATTAAAGCGTTATCGGGTGATAACATGGTTGATAATGCCAAGTAATTGTATATACAACATACACAATTCTAATTCCTTGATTTACAAGGCTTTGCGAGCTATTGAATTATTATAACTATTCACAAAACAGTTGTTTAGCGAAGAGTTGAAAGCATGTAAGTTAATTGTATATGCAATAGATACAATTTAAAATGCTTGATGTTTGAGAGCTGAACAGCTCGCGCATTGGGTGCCCTGGGGGTGTATATGAAAAGCGACAAACCGCCCCACTTAGCCCCCAAAATATCCACCAAAACAAAAAGGCCTTTACTCTTACCTCAATCATACCAAGCAGTATTTATTATTATAACATAAGTTATATATTAATTAAACAACATACACAATAATAATATATATACATACAATTATGATTAAATATTAGTTATATATAATATATAACAGTAAAGGAGCTAACAGTGATGAAATTAACAGGATTTGAGTCTAGCGAAATTAATTCCGATATGGTAAATCACCCTAGCCACTACAATCTGCCTGACCGAAAAGAATGCATTGATGAAATGATTGACATTTACGGACTTAAGGACGTGGCTAAATGGTGTGAGATTACTGCATACAAGTATAAATATCGTGCCGGTCATAAAGGTTCTGTAACTGAGGATATGAGTAAAGCAGCATGGTACACAGTTAAGGCTTGCGAGCTTAAGTCTAAGCGCAGATGGAAAGTATTTGGAAAATTCGTGGATAAGGAACTCCCGGTGTTGATTAAAAATGTTTTCCTGTGGCTGATGATGCTTTGCACAATTCGTGCAGTACTCTTATCTGACGAACACGGATTGCTTGTCTCGGTAGTGTTTCTAATCTTGGCTACCATAACCGAGTCGCTAATAGAGGGCTTTAAGGATAATTAGATTTTGAGGTGTAAATCATGTTTGTACTAAAAATTGCAACAACAGTATGGTTGGCATTAATCGCACTTGGAATGGCAAATGCCACATTAAACGTAAAAGTGACAATCAGTACAAGACTTCTTGGCATTGCGGTAATGTTCGGCCAGATACTTGCCATAGCTTTCATGTGGCAGTAAGCATAGGGCATTCGCCAAGTGGTAAGGCACAGGATTTTGATTCCTGTATTCGTTGGTTCAAATCCAACATGCCCTGTTTGGGGTTTACTTGGTTCCCCGACATTGGACTTAGTAGTTCCTTTCACCCTCATAGTGGAAAACTGTTAAGAGCCGTCACAAGGCTCGTGAGGGTTTAATCGTGTATAATCCCACAGTACACGAGCGTGAAAGCCAACCTGTCGTAAAGACATCTGTAATAGGCAGAGTAGACATACATACCCCCTTTAATTAATTGTTAAACTAGGGCAACTCAAATCATATGAGTCTTAGGTGAGGTGCAATTCCTCACATGTCCTTTGCTGTAGGTTTCGCTAGTTCTTTTCCTACAGCACATACATATTATATCTCCGGAGGGTGTTGCCACTCCTTAGACTTCACCCTCATTATTGGCTTGTAGTTCAAGAGGTAGAACGCTTGACTGTTAATCAAGTAGTTGTAGGTTCGAGTCCTACCAAGCCAGCTTGCAGAAATAAAATATAGCGTAAGATATGGTAGCAGCTACAAGGTGTTGCGTGATATACAAGTCGGGTAAACAGCCGGGCAACGCTCTACCAATAAACAACAGAAAATCATAACGCATGTCCCTGTCTAAAGGTGCCGACTAACTGTTGCATAGTATCATTTCTGCAATTAAGGGTTCTTCCCTTTAATGAAATTTTTCGTATTTTTTGCTTAAATAGAGCTATTAGGTCAGCCCTATTTAACGGCATGTAGCTCAGTGGTAGAGCAGTCGGCTATTAGCTGATTTGTCGTGGGTTCGATTCCCAACCTTGCCGATTTAGTAGTGTTAGTAGCACTACGTAGCCTTGAAGTACAAAAGGCTATTCGTGGTGACAATCAGTGTTGCCACGGCGCTTGCCGATATGGGATAAAGGTATTCCAATAGCTTGCTAAGCTATCCAACAGAAATGTTGTTCGTGTTCGAGTCACGATGTCGGCGCTTTGAAAGCACTTCTTAGGTCTGCGTGCGTAATGCTGTTTGCGGACTTATCCTAGGTTAAGATGTGCTTTGTTCTGACAGCATAGTGCGAGATGAGTTCGATTCTCATTATAAGGTGGTATGCGCTTGAAGATGTATTTTTTAAGCGTGGGGTTCGATTCCCTAGCTTGGCGCGCGTGTATGGTGCAAGTCCATATGTCAGATTTACAACAAACTAGGTTAGCTACCGAAAAGCAGAACTACGACTGCCTGTTTGTTGTTATTACTAATCGTAGAGTTGAGCGAACAAGGCGGAACGCTCTTATTATCTTTCGTAGGAGGTAATTTATGAATTTTAAAGAATTATTTATCGACAAATCAAAGACACTTATTATAAATACTGATTTGGCGCTTGTTTTAGGAGATTTAAACGAAGCGATAGTGTTAAATCAATTAAATTATTGGCTAGGAATTAACAGAAAAGCCGGTAAAAATTTTATTGATGGCAGATATTGGGTATATAACTCATACAGCGATTGGAAAGCTAAAGATTTTCCATATTGGAGTGAAAAAACGATACAGAGAACATTCACAAGGCTTGAAAATAAAGGAGTTGTTGTATCTGCTAATTATAACAAATTGGGTATTGATAAAACAAAGTGGTACACAATAGATACTGAAAAATTACAAGAGCTTGTGGATGAATTTAATTCCGATGAGGACAAAATGACAAATCGACAGGACGATATGACAGACCGACAGGACAAAATGACCTGTCGAGAAGGACAATGTGACAGACCATTACCAGAGATTACTACAGAAAATATAAACAGAGACTATAATTCAGAGATTACGGGAGAGGTACATACATCTGTTTCTCGGAAACAGACGGCAAGAGTTACTCGACAGGATATGCAAGCAAAGAAAGATGATATGCTCAATAGGTTCTTTGCAATCTGCGATGATAATATCGAGAACAAGACAATTAGAGAAGCAGTTAAAAAATCATTTTGCAGATACATGAATTTGTACGAAACATATTTTTGCAAGGTTCATCCAATCTTGACCGATAAGACACTGACTAATGTATGCCTGTCGCTTTCTAATGTGACCGATACAGAGCATAATCACTTTGAGGGTACAGATGTTTACCTAACAGACGAAACAGGGCTTACAGAGCTTGATAGAATGGTTAACGAGCATTTCAGTCGGACACATAGAAGAGAGACTAACTACTCGATAACACATTTTGCTAAAAGCGACTATCTGCTACAGTTGGCGCAAGGCATTATAGAATATTAAACGGAGGCATAAGCATGGCAAAGGGAGTTAAGACGCGAAATATTGACTCGTTCCGAGAGGGATTAATGGAATACGCATATGGCAGATGTTCACAGGCACAAGCTGCAAAGATAGCTGGAATGAGTGTGCCGACATTTAGGAAGTACGCAAATATGCATTTTTTAGGCATTCCGTTTCCTGACACACTGTTTAAGGCAAAGGAGAAATAAGCATGTGTGAATTTTGTGAAGATATAGCAATGAGCGATGATGAATATACGAAAAAAAGATACGCCGGCGGAGATTTTATTTGCAAAGATGAAAATGGATTCGGAGTGTTGATCGACACAGGAGACAGTGGTTGCCTTGGATATATAAAAATCAATTATTGCCCTATCTGCGGTAGAAAGTTGGTGCATTAATGGCGGAACCTTTAAGTAAATTAGCGGAAAAATGTAAAAGTTGCCCTAAATCTGAAAAATGCGACCATAAAAGAATGGAGTTATGCGCTTTAGCGGATTTGCCACAACAAAATTTTGCAAGTGCCACACAAGGCATTTTGATAGACAATATGTCACCTGTATTGAGGAAAGAAATAAAAAGCCCTTTAAGCCCATTTAGGTACAAAGACGAATTGGAAAAAGCACTAAATGATTCCCATTTTGGAAATATGTTTATGTATGGTGCTTAGAAAGTTGGCGGAAAAATGAAAGAAACTATTTTATATATTTCAAAATCGGAAGAAGATATACAAAGCTTTCTGAAATATCTTCAATCAAAGCTAAAAGCAGAGCAAAAGGAATGCACCCTGGATGAAAAACATAGTATTTTAAAAGTCCCAAAATATTATGATATTGTCGGAAAGAGCATTTACGGCGCCATGCTTGGTGCGGGCTACGGATATTGCAAATATTATTGTTTTTCAGAAGCGTATAACAAAGATAAGTATAGCAATACAGAAAAAGAAAGGCTTAAAGAAATTCTTATGCATACAAGAGAGGGTGCGGAGAGAATATCGGGACTTGATATTTTATGTATGCTAGGGTTGGTTTAAAAGGCGGTGAAAGAATGAGCAATATACATAAATTCAAAGTAGAAGCAATAGAAGGACACAGGGAATGCGCTAAAGTCACAATTGATGGCGAACAGTGCTTATGCAGTTCGTATAAAATAGAACATTATGCCGGGAGCCTTCCAAGGGCTGATATAAACCTTATTGCCGATGTACAATATGAGCATGATGCAGAAATCAACATTGTAAACTTGCATCTAATGGCTTCACTGATGGACAAGAAAACATTCAAGGAATTTTGCAGAGTTTGGGAGGAAATTCACGATGAAGCATAGCAAAGAATGGCGCACTTGTGACAGGTGCGGAAAAGAGATAATACGATACAATGAAAAATATGCATATGTCAAAACAAGAGAAGTAAAACCTCTTTACGAAAAAAGCATATGCACAGCCGAAGATTTAGCAAAGGAAGTGTTTCCGATGGCTATATGGCGAGATGATGTACAATATGATTTATGCCCTAAGTGCAGGAAAGAGTTCAAGAGGTTTATGAGAAATGAAACTGACAGTCGGAAATAGCGTATATGAAATGAAGACAGAACAATTAAAAGCTGTTTTACATGTTGCAAGTAAACAGGTTCCGTTTGGGATTTATGCGGTCAGCAAAAAAGGCATGGCTATTCTTTTAAAAGAGGCCTATTCCACCAATGAGGAGCTGAAAAAGGCTGTTTCTGATTATGCGATGAAAGGATTTAAGGTTTATTATAATGAGCATGGCAGAAGTAATTAAATCAATAGAGCGTGAGGCACTTAGAGAAGCACAATCGCACGAAATAGGCGGTAGAAATGACAAACCGATAGAAACATCTGAACTTCACGATATGACTATTGACATTGATATTTCAGTCGATGCAGTCAATGAGTATGCAAAATCAATTCTAGGCAGATACCCGAAAAATAATTATGAATTTTCAAGAGCATTAGCAATGAAAATCCTAGAGGAGACAAAATCATTAGCGAATAGTGAGGAGAAAGAGTGAGATTATGAAATATCAAAGCACAATGCTTTGCAGTGACATATCCGGTGGTTATTTAACAAAGACACCATGTATAAGCAAAGATGATTCAATTCCGAAATGGCTTAGAAAAAATGTCGAAAGAGCAATAATTGATGGGATTGTGGAGGACTAGAACGGATGAAAATAATTCAAAAAGGCAACTTAGATTTTGCTGATAAGCCTTTAAAATTCAGTTGTAAAAATTGTTATACCATTTTTGAAGCAAACAATAGAGAATATGAGTATTGTGGCGACCAACGAGAAGGCAGTAACCGGAAATGCAAATGCCCTTTGTGCCACAAAACGGTTTATTACAGCTAAAATAATGATTGCTGATTATCAGCAGAAAGGAATATATTATGAAAAAGAAAATTTTAGCAGTTGTGTTAGGACTGACATTGTGTTTCGGAATGACCGGATGTGCGTCATGGGACAGAGCAGTAACGGATATGAAAAGTGATGTAAATGGTGGCATGCAGAGAACAATTACTGTATATACGGCAGACGGTAAAGAACTTGCGACATACGAGGGAAAGATTGATATTGATACAAACGATGGTGGATATGTTAAGTTTGATTTCAACGGCAAGAGATATATCTACTACAACTGCTTTGTAGAAAGCATTGCGGATATTGATTAAGTGATATTACCGACTAAGGACTAATTGTAGTTGCTGACCTTAGAGAGATAAAGGTTGATAAAATATAGAAAAGGAGACGGAGAACATGAAGAAGTTATTTGTAAGTGTGCCGATGAAAGGCAGAACAGAGGAAGAAATCAAAGCTAGTATTCAGAAGATGAAAAAGATTGCTGAGATATACGAGGGCGAAGAGTTAGAACTTATCGACAGCTACATTGAGGATAACCCACCGAAAGACAGCAAAGAAGCTGTATGGTATTTAGGCGAAAGCCTTAAGAAGCTGGCACAGGCTGATGTATTTATCGGAATTGATGAAGCATATGATTGGAATGGCTGTTGTATTGAAAAAGATACAGCGTATAGATATGGCATTAAAATGCATATAGTTCAAGCGAGGGACGTAATTGATAATTATAATGTGCTTTTACAGATATCAAATCCTATTTGCTTTGACGCAATGCCAACATTCTAATAAAAATTTTACCGGCTACAGATTGATTGTAGTCGCTACCCTAAAAAGTTAAATGTAAAAGATTATCGGTTTAGGAGTGATATTATGAATATAATAAAAATTCCTCTTGAACACAAAATGTTTAATGAAGAATTTAGCGGTTCGTTAGAAAATTTTATTTATGATGAATTTGCATTGGTATATACCTTGAATGCCGAAATGACTTTGGGCTTTGCTGTGTTTTTTCATTCTAATGACATAGGAGATATAAGCGGAACGGAGATACAACTTGTTAGACGAGGAAATGAATGGATAAAAGGCATAGCATACCAAATCGAAGTAGACGGAAGTCCGTATGATGGTATGACTGTTTATTGCAGTAGCGAAGAAAAGAAATATACGGAGATAGGACATGACATAGCACAATTAGTTCTCAGAACGATGATATACATAATGAATACCCCAAGGGATAAAATCATAAAGCCCAAAACCTCAAAAGAGAAAAAAGAGGAAATAGGGAAAACGACAAGAATTACTAACAGTAACACAGATAAGATTTATTTACTTGATGAAATTGTTGATTATGTCAACGAAAACGGATTAACGATTGCTAAAAGTGGAAATCGTACTATAACTTGTCCTTGTTGGGATGTAAGAGGACATTACAGACATTATAAAAGCGGTAAAGTAGTATTTATAAAAAATTACGAAAAAGGGAAAGAAAAAGGAAAAGTCAAACCAAAAGACAAGACTTACACAATTTGAAAGGTAAGAATTTGATATGCTTAAAGAAAAAATTAAGATATTTATTATTAAACGTCGCTTAAGAAGAGAATATAAAAACCTTGACGAACATAAAAAAGCTGAACTTGACAGATCCAGCGAATGCGCATTTAAAATATTAAGGGAATATTTCCCAAATCTTTCAGAAGAACAATATTGCCATCTATATAGCAAAATCACAGGTTTATTAGAAGCGAAAATTTTTGATTTGACAACAGATAAATCATGGGTATCATATAGAGACAATGGAAGACTTTGGCGTGATTTTGCATACATATGTGATTTTTTAAAATCTGAGCAAGAGACAGACGAAGACTCTTTCAAGAAGATTTCTTTAGAAAGGAAAACTGACGATGGACAATCTTGTATTTAAGAAAGCTAATATTCCAGTGGCGGTTGCTGCGAAAGCTCTAAACGTTGACGCTCAGACAGTACGTTTGCTATTGCAGAATAAGCTTGTTGATTGGGGAATAGCTTATAAAAGACCGGGAAGTAACCAATACAGTTACATAATTTATTCTAAAAAATTTTATGAAGTGACTGGATTCTATTACGGAGAACAATCATAAAATATCAGAACCGTTGCATATAAGTTTGCAACGCTACCCTAAAACAGTTATAGGCAGAGGTCTATAAGCACCTTTGCTTTTTAAAAGTGGAGGTGCTTTTTCATGGCCAGTCAGAGCCTTATTTCCACAGTTGATAGTTACGAAAATTACATAGAGAAAAACGGAATAGACGAGCAAGTAATTAATGCCTATGTAGACGCTTGCAGTGTAGCCATAAACGGCGAGAAAGATATTGAGTATGGACTACAACTCACTAAGAGGGCAAAAGAGCTTATAGAGGACTTCTGCACGGCTAAAACAGGTGGTACGATTTGGGATTTGGATTATTACCATTTCAAGCATGAGACTACACCATATGACTTAGTTAATCACTATTTTGATTTATTCCTTATGGAAGCCCACTATAAGTTTGAGAGCTTTATGATTTACATGGAAAAAAACCGTCCACCATGGGAAAGATTTTATTTGCCGAGAAGAAATCCGCTAAGCAAAGTCGCACAACTCATTCAAGATTTGTACGATGATAAACTTGATGAGGGCATGGTGTTTTGCCCTGGACGTATCGGAAAGACTCAAATCGTTAAAATGGGTAATTTGTGGTTTGGCTCGAACAGACCTGAGAGGTCAAATCTATATTCGGCATATTCTGACAAAATAACCGGAGGATTTTACGATGGCACGTTAGAGATGGTAAATGACCCAACGTACACCTACAAAGATATTTACCCTAAAATTGTAGAGAAAAAAGCTATCACAGACGGAAAAGACCTTACGATAGACTTTTTACGTAAAAAAACATACCCAACATTTACCATGCGTTCTATATACGGAACACTGAACGGAGCGTGCGACTGTGATGGCTTAGGAGTATATGACGATTTATTTAGCGGTATTGATGAAGCATTAAGCGAGGATAGACAGGCTACAGTATGGGGCAAGTTTGATAATAACTTTATGCCAAGAATTAAGCCCGGCAAAGCAAAGTTGCTAGGAATAGGCACGAGATGGGCGCCAAGAGACGTACAAGGACGTAGATTAGAATTGCTTGCAAACAATCCTGAATATAAAAACATACGTCATAGAGAGGTTATAATTCCGGCACTCAATGAAAACAATGAGAGTAATTTTGATTATCCCTACAAATTGGGATATTCCACATTAGATTATAAGCGCAGAATGGCTTCGTTTGAAGATAATGACGACATGGCTTCATGGTTCGCCCAATATCAGCAAGAGCCGATAGAAAGAAAAGGCCAGATGTTCAATATTGATAACATGAACTTTTTTGACCCGGCAGAAATTGAGGGAATAAGACCTGATAGAATTTTTTCGGCAAACGACCCGGCATATGGTGGTGGAGACTTTGTATCAATGCCAATTTGCTATGAGATTGAAAAGGAATACTATATCGTGGATGTTGTGTATAACGATGGCGATAAGGATATAACAATTCCCGAAGTAACAAGCAGAATGGAAAGCCACTTAGATAAATTTCCAAACAAAACAGCAGAGGTGCATTTTGAGGAAACAAAAACAACATCTGCCTATCGTTTGGATTGCGAGAAAGTATGGAAGAAAGATTGCTACCCGATATTGACGAGCCATGACCCGGCAGATAACAAAACTGCAAAAATGGACAGAATTAAAAATCATGCGCCGGATATAAGAAAACTGCATTTCATAAAACTTGAAAGACAGACTAAGGAATACAAGAAATATTTTCAAAACGTTCTTTCTTGCACATATGAGGGCAAAATGAAACATGATGATGGTGTGGATTCTACAGCACAGTTGTGCGATATGATTTTTAGGGAAAAGCGAATAGCAAAGGTTGAAGCAGTACACAATCCGTTCAGAGGAGGACTTTATTAATGACAAAGGAAGTTTTATCACAGTATTCAGACTTACAAGAGGAAATCAAAGAGGTTAGAAAGAAAATTGCTAAATTGCAAGATGATCTTAAAAAGATAGAAAGTGGAGAAAGCGTGATTGACACTGTGTCAGGAGGTGTGGGTGGCACACAGCACTTTAAAATCGAGGGTGTGCCATACCCCGAATACGGACGCAAGCGCACATTATTGTACTCAAGAATGACTACGCTACAGCTTTTACAAGATGATTTGCTCGAAAAGACAAACGATGTAGAAGAATTTATAGCAAGCCTTGATGATAGCAGAATGAGAAGAATAATTAATTTTAGATTCTTGGAAAATAAATCATGGTTACAGACGGCATATGCGCTTGGCGGTAAAGCCACGGCAGATAGCGTAAGAATGGAGTTTGAAAGATTTTTTAAGAAAATGTAAGTTTGTTCGTTCGGTTCGCTTAGAATGTGATAATGTGTAAGATGAAAAAATGTAATTCGTTCATTGTGAAAATCTCTTTTAGAAATGGCACTCACAGATTGTGGGTGCTATTTTTTGTGAATCGAGGGTGACATGAATAATCAGAATATTAATATTGTACCAATAGGAAAACGAAGTGTAATGTGCCCTCGTTGCGGAAAACTATTAACGTGGGTAAATAAAAGCGACAAGAAACACCACAAAGTAATGTGTACGCACTGCCGTAAATGGATATGGTTCTGGGCTGGCACACAAGAATTTCAGATAAAAGAGGTTCCACAGAGAACTTCTGCAAGTGGCATGAGGTTTTATTGATGTATAGATATGCTCATAAAAACGTAAGACCTTTTTCAGCTGTCTGTCAGAATAATTACGGCAGACAAGTTATTTTCACACGTAAAAGGCAAATCACAAAAAACAACATAATCGAAGAACTGAATAAAGCACTTGTGATTCACGAGCAAAACGCTATTGAGATTGAGTATCTTGACAGATACTATCGTGGTGACCAACCGATTTTGTATAGGCAGAAAGTGAACCGCCCGGAAATCAATAACAAGATTGCTGTAAACCTTGCGTATGAGCTTGTTGAGCGCAAAACCGCAGAAATGTGTGCCGAGCCAATCCAATATGTGCTACGTGGCACCGATAACCATAAGTCGGAAGAAATCACACAGCTTAATATTACAATGGATTCAGAAAGCAAACAGGAGTGCGATATAGACATACATCGTTGGAGAAGCATATGCGGTACCGGCTACAGATTCATCGGTAATGATGATGGACAAGGACAGTTGCTTGATGAAAGTGATTTTTATTTATCGTCTGAAAACCCAATGTATACGTTTGTAGTATATTACTCAAACGGACGTCCGGCATTCTCTTGTCAAATTGGAGAGGACGAGAACGGAGCAGATATTTATTATGTGTTCACTGATAATGAGTGGTTTGACATTCGCAATGACAAGATTTATGCAAGCGGAGTAAACGGCAACAGAGCAATTCCGGTGATTGAATACCCAAACAATGCAAGGCGGCTATCTGATATTGAAATGACTATTGCAATTACAGACGCTATTAACGTGCTTACATCGGATAGAATTAATGGTGTCGAGCAGTTTGTGTCTGCATGGGTAAAATTCGTTAATTGTGAGATTGACATAGATACATTCAGAAAAATGCGACAAGAGGGAGCATTAGTCGTTAAATCTAACAATGGTTCAGACAACAAGGCTGATGTTGATGTAATGACGAGCGAACTTAATCAGACAGAGGGGCAAGTGGTATTCACTGACCTTTTTGAAAGATTTTTAAGTATTCAAGGCCTTGCAAATCGTCAGGGCAACACAGGCGGTGACACCGGTTCTGCCGTAGAATTGCGAAACGGACATTACGATGCCGGACTTAGAACGGCTATTAATGAGCCTATTCTTAAGAAATCAGAGAGAATGGCGCTTAGACTTATTCTTAATAGGCTGAGAATTAATAAGGGCTTTACGCTTATGCCTAGCGATGTTGAGATACACATTAATCACAACAAGCTTGACAACATGCTTGTTAAAGCAGAAGTGCTTGAAATATTACTTAGGTGCGGTATCAATTACAAGAGAGCTGTTAAGACGATTGACATGTTTAGTGACCCTGAACAAGTCACTCTTGAAAGTGCTAAGCGAATGGAAATGTTATTCCCGGAAGAACAGCCGACAACAGCTACACCTAACAATAGTAACGATGATAAGACAGCCGATGAATAATTGGCTGTCAATTTATTTTGGAGCTTGATATGGCAGATGAAATCCACGCACTTAACAAAAATGAAATACAAGACATAGATTATGACACATATTTCGGTGAGATGGATTTATCTGACGAGGAAAAGAAAGATAGAAAAAAGCTTGCTGAAAAGTTTGAAAAAATCTTTGTTATGCTATTTGCCTTGTTATCCGGCAAGGAAGAAACAGAGATAACCACTATCACTAAAGAATTTATCGTCAGATATGAGAGCATTGCCACGCAGTATTGCAAAACAAAGAAAGCACCCTCATATATTACAGACTATGCCCGGTACATTGTGAATGAGGTAGTTGATGCTACCGAACAAAATATTGAAGTGGAGTATTTTACTTCACAGAAGCGAGCAAAAAATGTAGCTGCGAATGAAGCTAATGCAGTCGGCAATTACAGACTGCAAACCGATATGGTGAAACAAGGCTACAAAACAAAAGAGTGGCGCTCGAAAGAAGATTCACATGTCAGACCTACACATGCAGAAGTTGACAGAAAGAGAATTGATATTTTTGAGCCGTTTGAGGTTGGAAATTCACTTATGATGTTTCCAAAGGACCATTCTTTAGGGGCACAGGTAAAAGAGATTTCTAACTGCCGGTGTAGCGTTAAATACTACAAATAATGAGCAACTTGTAGGAAAACCTATAGGTTGCTTTTTATTATACAAAATTTGCAGTTGTGCGTTAAACAACAGAAAAACTCGGCGGGAGCGACCCGCGATAACAAAAGCGTGAGTTACGGAGGTAATTGAAATGACAAGAAATGATGTATTGAAGCTTTTCCCAGACGCAACGGATGAGCAGATAACAAATCTGCTTAACAAGAGCGGTGAAGAAATGGCAAGAGAGAAGGAGAAAGCCAATCAGTATAAGGCTAAAGCTGACAAAGCTGACGAGCTACAGACACAGCTTGACGAACTACAGGCTGGCAACATGACAGAGCTTGAAAAGGCGAATAAAGCTTTAGAGACAGCCAATCAGCAGATAGCCAAGCTACAGAAAGATAATGCTGTCAGAGATTTACGAGAGAGAGCAATGTCTGATTTTGGCATTACAGCAGAACAGGCAAAGACAGTAGTAAAAGAGGATGGCTCTCTTGATACGACATCACTTGGCAAAATTATTTCCGACATGAAAGCCAATGCGATAGCGGAGTATGAGAAAAATGCACTCAAGGATACTCCTAATCCAAACAATGGCGGTAAAAAAGATGAACCCGACTCAAAGCCAGCAGATGTAGCCAATGCAGAACAAATCTCATTCGGTACAGTTGCGAGTGCTGAAAGTCAAAACAGCTATGTAATTTAAAACAGGAGGTAGAACGATGGGAAAGCCAATCGTAAGAGACTTTACACAGGGTAAAGGAATTTTAAAATTTTTCCCTTATGAGGGTGCAGCGTGCCTTGTACCACAGACTATGGTAACAAGCGCAGATGGAAACGGAATGAAGATTGTGCCAGCCGGTACACCATTTCCAAGTAATGACGTAGAATGCAAGGGCTATCTGTTACACGATGTGGATGTAACAATGGGTGACGCACCTGGAACATATGTATATCAGGGAACCATTGATTGGGAGAAAGTTAAGTCACTTTCAATCGCAGATGAAGCTAGAACTGCAACACCTAGAGTTACTTTCTATGGCGCGCCAAAGATTGTAGCAAGTCAGGTCTAAAAGGAGGTAGAAGAACATGGCATTACCATTAGCAGAAGCATTTACAGCGAGAAGCCTCGGTGTAATGTGGAACAATTATCAGAAGACATTAGGAGCTGCCCCTTATCTTGGCAGACAGAAATTCGGAACACGTAAACAGGACTCGCTCGACCTTAGATTTATCAAGGGTAAGAACGGACTGCCGGTATCACTCAAAGCTTCAAGCTTTGATGCACAGGCAGAGTTAAGAGATGTCGGAGGCTTCTCTGACATTCAGAACTCAATGCCATTTTATCGTGAGTCTTATATGGTCACAGAGAAAGAAGAACAGGAATACGACAACTACAGAACTTCTGAAAACTCTAACCTTGCCAATAACGTATTACGTGAAATCTCAAAGAAACCAATGAACCTTATCGAGGGCGCATTAGTTGTGCCGGAGAGACAGATTTGGCAGTTACTTGCACCTACAGATGGTGTACCAAGAGTAAAAGTAACTATTGGCGACAAACCATATTACATTGATTATCTTGCAGATAACGAGAAATCAGAGCATACGGCAAAGCATTACAAGACTTTTACAGGCACAAGCGCATGGGATAAGTCGGCTACAGCCACACCACTTGATGACCTTATTAAGTCCAAGAGAGAGTTTTCAAAGGCAACAGGATATTCTCTTACTCGTTTCACTATGAATACAGAGACTTGGGAAATGGTGCTTAACGCAGAGGACACAAAGAAACAGGTACTCGGTATCACTGCTTACAATGGCGGTATCAGATTACAGCAAGGACAGGTTACTGAATACCTTAGAGGATATGGTATCGAGATTGAAGTATACGATAAACTCTATGTTGATGAGACAGGACAGACACAGTACTTTGTGCCAACAGGCATTGTATCTGCACAGTCTGCCGGAGTATTCCTTGGCGATTACACATTCGGTAAGACTCCGGAGGAAAGAAGCGGAAGTATCACAGACGGAAACCTCTCACTTGTTGAGACAGGTGTATCTGTATACACATATGCTACAAATCATCCTATCAATACTCACTGTATCGTATCTATGATTGGATTACCTACATTCGAGGGTATGGATAGCGTTATGGTTCTCAAAGTTAAGGAGGATTAAGGCTTATGATAGCAACGCACTCTATAAAGCATGATGGAGTGTGGTATAAAGTCGGAGATGAGGTGCCGGAAAGCAATAGCAATTCGGCACCTTCTGATTTTATGAACCCACCTGAATATACAAAAACAGAAATTAACAGAATGTCAACAGCCGACCTAAAGAAGCTTGCGAGCGAAAATGGTATTGAAAATGCCACAGAAATAAATGGCGGTGACTTGAAGAAAATGTTAATTGAAAAGTTTGGATTATAAGGAGCTTGACATGGAATTGAAAGACACAGTAGAAATGATGAATAGTGCTGATTACAAAGAAAGATTTAAAGCAGAGTATCAGCAAGTAGTTATTCGCTATAAGAAACTAAAAAATATGCTTGACAAGTGGGATAGCGATGAACTTACATTTACTCCAACTTGCCCTAGAAGTACATATAATATGCAGATTAAAGCAATGACAGATTATATTGCAGTTCTTGAAGCAAGAGCGGTAATGGAAAATGTAGAGCTTTAGAAAGGGTTTGAGCTATGGCAGAATACACCACATTGGAACAAGTCAAAATCAGACTTAAACAATTTCATATTGATACAGTCACGAATGAGGATGAAACAACATCTGATGTGGTAGTGTTCGATAACAAGGAAGATAATCCGGTAATCGAACAGCTTATTAAACAGGCTACAGAAGATGTAAAAGCAAAAAGGTGTTATCCGGACACTTTCACTGATGATGATATAACTGCCGATTTAAAGCAGTTTGAAAATGTCGTTATCAATCTTGCTGTCTACGACCATTCACAAGCCGGCGAGAACTACATGAGCGCGTTGAGTGAGGGCGGAGTGAGCCGTACATGGAAAGACAGAGATAAGCTGTTTGTCGGAGTTTTCCCTTTTGTCAAAGTGCTATAAGCAATAGAAGATTGTGCGTTACCATTTTACTGATGTCGGTAAAGTGGTAGCAGGCGGTACACATTAAGCGGTGGTGGGCGGTGTGCCAATTACCAAAGACGAAAGGCTGTAAGATGAATAATTTAATCTATCAGACATACATTATTGCCTTGCCGATTGTTCTGACAGCGCTTTTGGGCTATATTGTTTGGCTTTTACAAGAGCAGAAAAAACAAAAAGCAATAGACACAAAAGAAAGAAATGAGCGCATTGAAGAGGAAAAGAAGCTACGACAAGCAAACGGAAAAGGTACAATGCTACTTTTACGAGTACAGCTTATCGAATACCATGACAAGTATATGAAGCTTGGTGAAATCCCATTATATGCGTATCAGAATTTTTGCGAGATGTATGACGCATACCACGCACTCGGAGGCAATGGCGGGGTAACAAAAATGAAAAATGAGATTGAGGAAATCCATTTAGGCAAAGGAGGTAAAAGCTGATGGACTTTACACAAGTACCTACAGTAGTTGCCATTATGGTAATTACTTATTTAATCGGATATACTTCAAAGCAAATACCACAGGTCAAAGATAATATTATTCCTATTATCGTAGGTGTAGCCGGTGGAGCACTCGGCATTGTTGGGATGTTTGTAATTCCCGGTTATCCGGCGGACAACATTCTTGACGCAATAGCAGTTGGCATTGTGTCGGGCATGGCAAGCACCGGTGTTAATCAGATTTACAAGCAGATAAAGAAAAATGCTTGATATCAATAAGCAAGCCATGAAATACGCACTTCAAGGTCAAACAGTCACAGTCTATGAAAAAGACGAGGACGGAAATCTAAAGTTTTATGAGACAGAGGACGGAGAGAAGATATATTACACGCACGAAGAAACAGGCTTTTCGGAGCCTGTTAATTTTCGGGCGAATATATCGTTTGACGGAGGAGAAGCGCAGAACAAGGAATATGGCTTTAATACGGCTGATTTTGACGCAGTTTTGCTGACAGACAGAGGAGAATATCCTTTTAAAAAAGGTGACGTTATTTGGCTTGATAGCGAGCCTACAAAGGATGCCAACGGATTAGTTGATTCAACTTCCGCAGACTTTACCATAGTGGGAGTCAAGCCCTCTCTCTATTCAGTTAAATACATGCTCAAAGCAGTTGTGAAAGAAGTGTAATTATGAAGCTTGATATTTCTTTGACAGAAAAATCTATACAAGATGCAATAGACAAGCTTGAAAGATACAAAGACCGCTTACAGGACAAGTGCATAGCGTTTGTTGGAGAGCTTGCTAGTAATGGCATTGCTGTAGCACGAGCAAATACAGGCAATTTCGGGCACTATATTACATTTAGTTACGAAATTAAAGATACAACAGACGGCTGTACGGCTATTGTACTTGCTACGGAAACAGGACAGATACAAAGCACATGGCAAACGGCTGACGGACTCAAAACAGTTGATGTATCACCTTTACTTATGGCTGAGTACGGCTCGGGCTGGAAAGCTAAACCACACTTTAATGATGCAAGAGGCGGTCAAGGAACTTTCCCAGGGCAGACACACGCATTTGACAGCGAGGGTTGGTATTGGAGAGACGAAAGCGGAGAATTACACCATTCATACGGCATTACACCTACAATGCCGATGTATCACGCATTTTTAAAAATGGAAAATGACATTATGAGAACAGCACGGAAAAATTTTTAGCTGAGGTGATAAAGTGGCGAGTCAAAATCAATGGGTTTATGACCTTGAAAATCTCACATATGCGATTGTCAAAACCCGATGTGAGAAAAAATTGAAAACTAAATACCCCAAACTTAAATTTACGCAAGAGGAACAGTCGGACAGTGCAACGGCTAGTTTCCCGACAGTGCTAGTTCAGGCACTCGAACCTATAGAACAGAATGAGGATTTAGAGTGTGAAAGAATAAATACAGTGTTATTTACGGCACAAGTAATTGTTACAACGAATAAAAGCCGTTCAGAAGCTTTGAATGTGGCGCAGACAGTGGCCAATGAATACAAAGCTATGTCATTCAAGCTGACAACAGCCCCATTCGCTAGAAAAAACGGCAAATTATGGACAGCAACATTACGTGCTAGGCGGTCATTCGATTGGAACGATAGATTGTAAGAGCCTTTTGGCTCTTATTTTTTTATGAAAAATAAGGAGGATTAGAAATGGCAACAGGATTAAAAAGTAGAATTGCTTACAAGACACCAACCGGTCCTGCTACAAGTGGCGATTATTGGGCTGGAACTTACAAGCTCTTACTTAGAGCAAAATCAATTCCCTCACCATTCGGTTCACAGAACATGGTAGATACTTCAACTCTTGAGGATTTAGTAGAAACACAGGAAATGGGCAGACGTTCAGCCGGTTCCATGGAAGTTGAGGGAGCTTTCGAGAAGAAGTACAAAGACGAGATGGTAACTAACGAGGGCAAGAAGCTCGATTTCATCATTCTCTATGGTACAGACGGAAAAGGTTCAGAGGGTATCTGTGCTTTTATCGGTCAGGAGTCATTCGCCCCAGGCGAGGCTTCTGATGACCACTTAACAGGAACTGCGACTGTATCAGTTCAGACAGTGCCTAAGTGGATTGAGGATAACTACGATGTTGCGGTAACGGAGGATGACCAAGGCTATCCAACAGCAATCACACTCACAAAAAAAGGGTGAGCCAATCGGAAAAAGCCGTAGCGGTTGGCTATGATGATAGCACGGCTGACAGCGAACTTGAAGAAACAATATAGTAAGGTAATTGAGGCAGTTTTAATACTGCCTCTTTCCCTATATAAATTAGGGAGAAAGGGAAAGATAAAATGAAAATTAAATTAGGTGGAAAAGAATACACAGTTAAATTCGGATATGCACCGGTAGTTAAGAATAAAATTATTCCAAGGCTTGTAGGAATGGAGCAACAGGGCGAGGGGCTTGAGGTTATTGACAACATGCTTGAGTTTTTACCGGAGTTTTTACTTGTAGGTTTACAGAAGTTCCATGCTGACGAATTTGGCTTTGATTTTGACAATAAAGAAGCAAAAGAAAAACAACTTGTAAAGGTATACGATTTACTTGACGATTACCTTGACCCGGAGAATGAAGAGGGTGGAGATTTACAGTCGCTCTACAATGATTTGTCAGCAGAAATGGAGAAAAACAGTTTTTTATCCAAGATGTTGGCAAAAGAAGCACAGACAGCCAAGAAGAAGCCAATCAAGAAGTAAAAGAGCTTACATGGGAAGTGTATTGCAACGAAATCCGTCCATACTGGCTATTGGTGACTAAAGGCTATGGATTTAGCGTTGAGAACATAGATATGTCTTGTCCGGCTGATTTAGAGCCTTATTCAAAGGCTTATATGCTTGAGCAAAAAGAAGCCGACTCCAACATGTGGGCTTGGTGGGGCACATACGGATTAAGCGCAACTCTTACAGCTATCGACAAAGCCTTAAATGGCAATAAAGCAAGAGCAAAATACATTGAAAAATCATTAAATGAGCAGTACTCAGAAGATAACGAGCCTAAATACAAGGAGTCTAATGAGGAAATTGCCGTTTATGAAATGAAGCAACGAATTAACGCATTAAGACAGTCAGGATTACCTGAAAGTCCTGATTAATGAGGTGAAAATATGGCATATAAAGGAATTGACGTATCGTCATATCAAGGAAATATTGATTGGAGTAAAGTTAAGTGGGCTGGGGTGCAATTTGCAATCCTAAAAATAATCCGCAAAGACCTTAATCCCGATAAGACCTTTGAGCAAAATTGGAAAGGCTGTACCGATGTAGGAATGCCGATACAAGGTGTTTATAACTATTCATACGCTACAACAGTAGATAAGGCAAAAACAGGCGCAAATAAGGTCATTCAGACACTTAACGGAAGAAAAACCTTCGTTTGGTTAGATGTTGAGGATAAATGTCAGCAAGGACTCGGACAGACACTTATTGATATTATCAACGCATACCAAAGTGTTATCAAGAGTGCCGGGCTTAACTTTGGTGTATACACAGGGCTTAGCTTTTACAATCAGTATATTGCACCATACGCAAATCAGATTAATTGTCCGTTTTGGATAGCGCGCTATCCATCCACTAAAGGAATGTCTATTGGTGATGAACCTAACAGTGCAAAAAAGCCTGTTATACAGCACCCTCTGTATGGCTGGCAGTATTCAAGCGCATTTACCTGTAGCGGTCTGAATAACAGTACAGACGCTAACTTACTCTATATTGAGCTTGATAAGGGCGATGGAATAGAGAATAGTTCGGCACCAACAGCAACTCCGGCAAAGAATAACGCTTGGAAAGGCAATGAGGAATATTACCTTAATAATGATGATGTAAGAAAATGGCAACATGCCATGAATATCGGGTTTGACACAGACGAGCTTAAAGAAGATGGCAAGTTTGGAGCCAATTCACAGAGATTTGCTAAAAATCACAATCTGTGGAGCGGTCAGATTCATGATTGCCCGACAGCCATTAAGTGGTTGAGAAAAACTCTGCGCGACAAGTATCATTTTTACAAGCTTGATACTGATTACAAAGAGTGGAGCGATTATCTCACTAAATGTGTCATGGTATTTCAAAAGAATAGAGGTCTTAAGCAAGACGGATATGTTGGATTGATTACAACATACTATCTGCTCAAAGGATAAATACATGAGAGCTACTTTAGTGTAGCTCTTTTTTTATTACATACAGGGAGGTGAGAAAATGGCAGAGAGCATTGAGCTTCAAATCAAGTCGGACGCGCAACAAGCGATTAAAGCCATAGGTAATTTACAAAGCAAGTTGCAAGGGCTTGGAAGTACTCTCAATTCCCTCAATGGTGCAAGCATAAGCAATTTTGCGAGTGGAATGTCACAACTTGCAACATCACTTAGAAGTGTGAGCAGTATTGACACACGTACCTTTAGCAAGATTGCAACTAACATGGAAAAGCTCGGCAACCTTGATACTGCAAGGCTTGTCAGTTCGGCAAGTGCTTTAAAGAGCATGGCAACAGAATTGTCGGGCTTTGCGAGCATATCAAAGCAACCAGCAGAGATTACACAGCTAACAGCTTCAATTTCAAAGCTCGGTTCAAAATCGGCTGGTTATGCTGCAGATAACATCAGAAACCTTGGCGGTGCTTTGAAAGAGGTAATGACAACACTATCTAGTGCTCCGAGAGTCAGCAACAACATTATTCAAATGACTAATGCACTTGCTAATCTGTCGCAGCAAGGCTCAAAAGTCGGTTCGGCTAGTAGGTCACTTATAACAGGCTTTTCAAACACAACTAAGTCGATTAAGAGTACAAGAAGCGGATTTAAGGGCTTAGCTTCAACTATCGGTAAGTTTTACGCAACTTATTGGTTGGTTATGCGAGCTGTCGGAAAAATAGGCGGTGCAGTTGATTTAGCGAGCCAATTAACAGAGGTTCAAAACGTAGTAGATACCACGTTTGGCGATATGGCAAGCAAAGTTGATGATTTTACAAAAACATCAATTCAAGACTTTGGAATGTCGGAGCTGACAGTTAAGCAAATATCAAGCCGTTTCCAAGCACTAGGTACTTCTGTAGGTATTTCATCAGAGCAAGTGGCAAATGGTACGGCAGTGGCAAATAAAGCCCTTATGAGCCAAAATAACACGCTATACAAGACTACAGACAGTATGGCTGATATGTCGCTTAATCTTACAAAGTTAGCTGGTGACATGGCCTCATTCTACGATGTAGACCAAGCTGATGTTGCAAAGAGCTTACAATCCATTTTTACAGGAACAATAGCACCATTAAGGAGATACGGACTTGATTTAACACAAGCCACACTTTCAGAGTGGGCTATGAAAAACGGGCTTGACGCAAATATTAAATCCATGACGCAAGCTGAAAAGGTACTCTTAAGGTACAACTATGTCATGGCTAATACGCAAGCTGCGCAACAGGACTTCTCTCGGACCGCTAATACGTGGGCCAACAGTGTAAGAGTCCTCAAGCAAGAGTTTCAAGCGTGGGGCAGTATCATAGGTAGCGTAGTAATCAATGCTCTAAAGCCGTTTGTTCAAGCTTTAAGTAAAGTAATGCTCAAGGTTATCAGCTTTACAAAAACTGTAGCTGACGCGCTCGGAGCAATCTTCGGATGGACTATTGAGATAAGCGGTGGTGGTGCTACTGTTGACGGCATGGAGGACATAGCTGACGGAGTAGGCGATATTGGTGATAACGCTGATAGTTCCAATAAGAAAGCCCAAAAACTGAAAAAGACATTGCTTAGTATAGATGAGATACACGCGCTTGACGATAACAGCGATAGTGGCAGTGGTGGCGGTTCAGGCAGTGGCGGTTCCGGTGGTGGTGGAGCTGGCAGTGGTGTTGATAGCTCGCTGAAAAAGACCGATGGATTGCTTGAAAAATACAAATCATCAATCAAAGACCTTTACTCACTCGGAAAGTACATCGGTGACGCTCTTGCAAGTGCTATGGAGAAAATTGATTGGAAGAAGATTTATCGGAAAGCCGACAATTTTGGAAAAGGACTTGCAGACTTCCTTAATGGTTTAATCAGCCCAAGACTCTTTTACGATTTAGGCGCAACAATAGCCGGTTCGCTGAACACGGCTTTGCATTTCCTTAATTCATTCGGTACAACATTCGACTGGACTAACTTTGGCTTGTCGATTGCTAACGGCATTAATGGATTTTTCGAGAATTTTGATTTTGCGTTACTAGCAAAAACTATTAATGCATGGGTACAAGGAATATACACCATGCTAACCACGGCAATTAAAAATGTGTCGTGGAAAGACATACTCAAAGGAATTACGGACTTTTTAAGCAATTTGGATATTAAAACTGTTGAGATAATAGTTGGCACATTGCTGATAAAAAAGATAATTTCACTAAAATTAGGTTCAGTGGCACTCGCTTTTATTGGAAAATCATTATCAAAAGCAATAGCGCAGGCAATAGCTTCAAAAATTGGATTTGAGCTTGTAGAAGGAGCTGGCATTGGAACGGCAATAATGCAAGCATTTAAAACCATTTTTGCTTCACTATCAACAAATCTTGGATTACTCATAGAGGGATTATTCAGCGGTTTAAGTTTGGGTGACGCAATAACGGCTGCATTCGGAACAGGGGCAGTAGACCTATTAGCAACAATCGGTTCTGCTTTTTCGGCAATAGCCGGAACAATTTTATCTATTGTAAATTTTGTCAAAATGTTAAAAGACGGATTTAGTTGGATAAATGAGCTTTTAATGGTGATAGGTGTTGCATTAGCCACAATCGGAGCAATATTAGCTGGTGTGGCAGCATTGCCGGCGGTAATTGTTGGAGCAATAGTGGCAGCAGTCGCAACGATTGTTGTTGTGGTAAAAGATAATTGGAACACAATTTGTGAACTGTTTTCAACAGTTGGCGAATGGTTCAATGGAAATGTCATTAAGCCTGTGGTTTCGTTTTTTAAAAATATGTGGAAAACCATAAGTGGCTTTTTCGGTTCTCTATGGAAAGACATAGCAACTGTATGGCAAGGAGCTTCGAAATGGTTCAGTTCCACAGTAATTGAACCGATAGTTAGCTTTTTTAAAGGCTTTGCTACACGAGTGCAACAGATTTTTCAAGGTGTTTGGATAATAATTCAAGCAATTTGGATAGTAGCTTCAAGCTGGTTTAATAATAATGTAATTACTCCAATTTCAAATCTGTTTAACTTTTTAAAAACGCTTATACAGACAACGATACAGACAGCAAAAGATTTTGTCTTTTCAACGTGGCAAGGGGTGGCAAGTTGGTTTAGCGGTACAGTAATACAACCGATTTCAAACTTTTTTAATATGTTGAAAGCTGGTATAACATCGGCACTTAGCGTAGCAAAGAACTTTGTTATATCTACGTGGCAAGGAGTAGCGAGTTGGTTTAATGGCAATGTTATTTCACCTATCACAAACTGCTTTAATATCATGAAAAACGGAATTACAAACGCGTTTAATTATGTGTGGAGTTCAATAAGAGGCGGCGTTACAGGAGCCATGAACTACGTTATTTCTAAAATAGAAAACGGCGTTAATTTTGTTGTCAGTGGAATTAACTCTTTATTAAGAGGATTTAACAAAGTTGTTTCTATGGCCGCTAAGGTGGCTGGTGCAAATTGGAACGGAGTATCGTTAGTCCCGAAAGTGCACATTCCAAGGCTCGCTAGTGGTGGAATTTTCCCAAGGGGAGAGGACGGCATGGCTTTTATTAATCACAATGAGTTAGTCGGTAAATTCTCAAATGGTAGAAATGTAGTTGCAAACAATCAACAGATTACAGAGGGAATTAAACAGGCCGTCATGGAGGGCATGGCACAAGTAATGATGAACTCTAATGCCGGTGGAAATTCTGCACCTATCATTGAAAACGTGTTTAAGTGCGACAGTGAAACACTCTATCGCATGACACAGGTAGGCAAAGCAAAGCATGGGCAAAGATATATCGTAGCAAATGAATTTGGTTAAGACACTCACCCTTGCGTGGGTGTCTTTTTATGAGGTAACAGTATGGCAATGATGTTAGTAGACGGAGTGGAATTACCTACTCCGTCAAGCTTTGAATGGGGCTTGATTGATGTGTCTGCAAGTGACAGCGGACGTACACAGGACGGCAAAATGCACAAAAATAGAATAGCTCAAAAACGACAAATTAAATTGTCGTGGAATGGTACAGACAAGGCTAGAACAGCAAAGATACTTCAAATGGTGAACCCTGAATATATATCGGTAACATATCCTGATGCTATGAGCGGAACTGATGAAACACGTACATTTTATGTAGGTGATAGAGGCGCACCTATTAAGATATGGACTGTCAATAATAAGAGGTATGAGATATTGAGTTTTGACCTCATAGAAGATTAAGGCGGTGATTAAATGTTAAACGTATCGGCTAAATGGCAAAGGGCAGTAATGCTCGACAATGATATAAATGTAAATTGCTTTGCTGACATAGTTACGGCAAGTGGTGAAAAAATCCCTATTACTGACAGCGAGTTGTGGGCTAATGGCTTCGAGGTTAATGACTCAACATCAAGCAACGGTACTTTCACAATCGGGGCTTTGGTTGCCGGAAAACTGAAAATTAAGCTGAATAACATTTATGAAGATTACAGCAAGTATGATTTTGATAAGGCGAGCGTAACGGCATATGTTTCAAAAAGCTTTTCTGACGGCACAACCGAAAAGCTAAAAATCGGTGAGTATAGAGTCAGCGAGACGAGCTATGATGGCTCACTCATAACGCTTACTTGCCTTGACAATATTAATGATTTCAATCGTGAGTATGATAGCAATTTAAGCTACCCTACGACAGCGTATGAGGTAGTCAGAGACGCTTGTATTAAGTGTGATGTACCTTTTACTATGGCGAGATTTGATAACTCTGATTACACGATTAACGATATACCAAGTGATAATCAAAAACTCACATATGGACAGGTAATAGCTTACGTCTTACAGTTGAGCGGATTATGGGGCAAGTGCGGTCACGATGGTGAATTGCTTATCGGTTGGTATGATATGAGTCAGTTTGACAGTCAAGGTTACGATGGTGGAACTTTTGGCACGAAAACTACACCATACTCTGATGGCGATAATGTTGATGGTGGAAATTTCACTGACTATTCAAGTGGAGATATCGCTGATGGTGGAACATTTACAGAAGCGAGAAATTACCACAATGTTTATACGCAAAAAGACTTGAATGTTGCGACTGATGATGTTGTTATCGCTGGGGTAAAAGTAACTGTAACCTCAAAAGAAGATAAGGCAAAAGATGTTAATGCTCTTGCCGGAAAAGAGGGGTATGTAGTCTCAATCTCTGATAATCCGTTTATTTCGGCAGACAAGGCACAGGCAGTTGCAAATTATATCTTCAAAAAAATCGGTGGCATGAGGTTCAGACCTCTTGATGCTACACTCTTGTCAAACCCACTAATTGAGAGTGGAGACGTAGCACTTGTGACGGATCGCAAGCAGAATACCTATAGCTGTTTTATTTCCAACCGAACATTTACAGTTGGAAGCGGTACAAAAATTTCGTGTGACGCTGAAAATGCTTCAAGAAATAGCGCTGATAAATTCAGCAATGAGACAAAGGCTGTCGTACAAGCTAGGAAAGTTGCGCAGGCACAACTAAGTGTATATGATAAGCAAATGCAATTGCTGACACAGCTAATGTCTCAATCGCTCGGACTTTTTAAGACTGAACAAGTGCAAGAGGATGGCTCAATCATTTACATTATGCACAATAAAGCCGACCTTAATTCGAGCAATATACAGTGGAAAATGACAGCTAACGGCATGGCTGTATCAAATGATTACGGCAAGACGTGGAAAGCCGGAATTGATAAAGACGGAAACGCTATTTTCAATATTATGTCTGCTATTGGCATTAATTTTGACTGGGCGCATGGTGGCACGCTCACTTTAGGCGGTGAGAATAACGTAAACGGCAAGCAGTATGTCAAAGACGCAAACGGAAAAATTCTAATTACGCTTGATAACAAGGGTATTACGCTCGCTGACGGAGTGACTATCTCATGGAATAACATCTCTAATCAGCCTAGCATACCGAGCAAGACAAGTGAGCTAACAAACGATAGCAACTATGCTACAACGGAGCAGATACCTACAGACAATAATCAACTTAGCAATGGCGCCGGATACATTAATTCGGATACTGCAACACAAATTACGAAAGACACCGTGACTACGAGTTATGTAAATGCACTTAGTGTTAAGGCTGGTTCGGTTGACGCAGAGGACATCACAGGAACAACAATTACTGGCAAGAATATTGTTGGCGGAACAATTGATATTGGCAGCGGAGTTTTTGTGGTTGACAGTAGTGGAAAAGTAACCGCTTCAAATTTTAATATGTTCGGCGGAAGTATCGCGCTGAACGGAAATTTAAGTAATTCAACGATTGATTTAACGGCTACCGACAATTCAGGAAACAATTATGAACTTTGGATGAATGGCGCGGTCTTGCGAATTGTCAAAAATGACGAGAACTTGATTACACTCTATGGAACCACAGGCTCTATAGGCGCGCAGACAATGTATGCTCAAGAGATACAATCTGATAAATTTAGAGAGCCCAATAGAGGAACTGCGATGTGTGGCGACGCAACAGGTCATACATACCATTGTGGTTGGAATGGCAGTGCTTTGAGTTTTCAAGTTGATACTACTTGGGTATGGAGTTCGTCAGATAAGCGCTTAAAAAAGAATATTAAAGCAATTAATCAAGATTATATTGACGCAGTAGGCTCGGTTAATTTATTTCAATACAATCTTAATAGACAAGGATATTCAGACAAGCCGTTATATTTTGGAGCAATGGCGCAGGATATAATCGAGAATCTTAAAGATAAAGGACATGTCGATGAAAATCTTGATATGATTTTCCAAAATAAAGCAACATCGGATGATGATACACTGTACTATGGCATGAACTATGAGCAATTCCTAATCTTAAGACTTGCCGGAGACGAGCAGAAGATTGATAAGATGCAAAAACACACAGATGAACTGGAAGATAAGTTTTCAAGATTGTGTCAGAAATTAGGCATTGACGAAAGCGAGGTGTAGCTTATGGCAATTCAAATGAGACGAGGGGCATACGCACAATTTGACCCCTCAAAAATGAAAGCCGGAGAATGGGCGGTATCGACTGACTCCGATACGGAAAAACAGCAGATATGGATGTGTTTCGCACCCGGAATAGTTAAGCGAATGGGAACTGTTGAGGATTTTAATATTGAAATTCAAAGACTTATTCAAGATTATCTTGACGGCATGGCAGAATCAGTGTCACAGGCTCAAAAATCAGCACAGACTGCAACAGAAAAAGCTACTTCGGCAAGTAATTCTGCTTCACAAGCTCAAAAATCGGCGCAAACTGCTTCACAAAAAGCAAACGAGGTTGCACAAGCTTCAGGAAAGATTGACACGGCGGTGAGCCAAGCAAACGCAGCTACAAAGGCTGCAAATGAAGCCGCGAAAAAAGCAGAGCAACAAGCTGGACTTGTCGAGCAGAAAGCAAACGGAAGAGGCATTACTTTTTCTGTGACGAGTGCCGGATTGCTTAACGTAAGTAAGGAGGACTAATATGAGCGGAATAGACATTATATCAGACACAACAGGGCAAGCGATTGTTGAGAGTATTAAAGCCCTTGGCACAAAATTAAGTGAGGGAAGAGTTATTTATGGTGTTCACATTAATGGTGCAGATAGTAACCCGAAAACGAGAGTCAGATATTTAGCAGACGCAGTAGGCATGACTCCGGCAAAGATGAACTATACAAGTGGTACATTTGACTACGGCTCATGGGCTGATGCATTCTTTATGCCAAAGCCATGTATGCTTAAAACGAATGGACAGGTTGACTATTACCTCAATGAAAATGATTTGACTAAAAAAATAGACGGCACTGCATCGGATGCAGCAAACATTGATTACGATGGAAATGCTATGATGGAATGGGGCAATGGCACAGACATTATATGGTGGAAAATAGAACCGGACAAGGGCGATCCAAACAGTGCAAGCCTTTATGTTGCCAACTATCAAGCTGATAAAGATTTTAAAAATCTAAATTTTATCGACATTAACGGCAACGAAAAATCTCATTTTTATACGCCTATTTATAACGGCTCGCTTGACAGCAACAATAAGTTACGCTCAATAAGCGGTCAAACAGTTATTAAATCAAAATCAGCCAGTCAAGAAATGGCATATGCAAGAGCTAATGGTACAGGCTATGAAATCGAGCAGTACGTTGATAGGCTCTTGATTAATATTTTGCTTATCATCATGGGAAAATCTACCGATACGCAAGATGTATTCGGACGAGGCATGAGCGAAAATGCCAGTGATGAAAACTTACTGCTTAAGACCGGTACAATGAATAGCAAAGGCTTATTTTGGGGCGAAAATGCCGGAAAAGCCGGAGTTAAAGTGTTCGGTATGGAGAATTATTATGGTAATCAGTGGCGAAGAACAGCCGGGCTTATCCTTGCTAATGGAATAGCAAAAGTCAAACTATCTCCGTCAACAAAAGATGGAAGTAGTGCAACTAATTACAATACTGACGGAACAGGATATATCGAGATACCTAATTCAACTCCTAGTGGTGTAAGTGATGGATATACCAAGGATATGCTATATACGGCATTAGGCATGTTTCCAACATCAATCACAGGCTCATCATCGACCTATTATCCTGATGCTTGTTGGTTTAACATTGCAATTATAGCCTTTGCTCTTTTCGGTGGCCCCCCGAACGTCGGCGTTCGTTGTGGCGCGTTCTGTGTGGCCTTGTCTGTCGTGGCTGGTAACGTCTGGTGGGACACCGGGGCTTCTCTTTCCTACAAATAACTTGCAACTATTAAAATAAAATTTCAACAGCAGACAGAAAGGTAAGGTGCATTGAATATGACAGAATACAAGCTCGTAGAGAGTATGCAATCGGACAAGCCGCTTGACATTGACACAACATCTTCTCCGAATATCGTTTATCAGCGAAAAAACATTAAGTCGGTTGAAGCGACAGGGAGTGAGGATGATTTCACTTACAAGCCTAAGCATTGGGAGTACGAGGAACGTGAGCTGACGCAGGACGAATACTCACAGTATCTTATTGCAATGGAACAGGCAAAAAAGATTAACGAGCACTCCGATGAGGAAGCAATAGACAACTACACAAGGCAGTTAATGGACGAGGGGGTGCTTTAATATGAGAATTTTAGTTGAGAGCCTTAAAAGACTATATGAGAGTGGCAGAGTAACCAAGGAGGAACTGCTTGACAGAGTAGCAAGCGGTAAAATATCGCAAGAGGAATATGAGTACATTACTTCACAATTAGAATAAAAAAGAGAGGGAACTTTTCCCTCTCTGATTATTGCCCTATAAATACTCCAACATCATCTGCGAATGGATTGAAATTGTAATCCATTTCAATGCTTTGCGCGTTTGTTGGAACTTCAAACGATATATCTACATTTCCGGTTCTACCCGGTGAAAGCTCTAAAATCGAAGAGCTGTCAGTCAAATAAAGCTTGTTTTCGACTTGTACATTATCAGCATATCCAGTTGCATTAGTATAAGAAAAACTAAATGTTTCGTCACTATTGTTTACCACTTGAAAGCTAAAAGTAACATATTTATATCCACTTTTGGGCTTTTCATAATCATAATTCGTATTTTCATAAAAATTAGTTAAAGCTACATTTACGTTGTCTTGATAAGTTATTTCTTCTCCGACACGAGCTTCGACTCTTTGATAACCTTGTGAGGAATCACCCTCTGTCTCGGTTCCTATTTCACTTTCAACTTGATTATTGGGCTTCTTGCCACTTTTAGCGGTATCAGTACTTGAATAGTCTACAAAAATCAATCCTAAAGCAGAAAGAACACATATCACAATAGCAACAATAGAACCTACATGACGTCTTGGAATTTGTTCTGAACTCTTAAGAGCTAAATCAATGATAGCAAGTGTCAGTGATGTTATAATACATATTACATCAAGAAAAAGCGGTGCGCATAGTACAAGCGGTAGGCAAAAGCAAATAGCTATTGTGCTCAATACGGAGTCTTTATTTTTAAATGGCTTATCTTGCATGTATAAATTCACATAATAGCTCGAAGTCTTGCGGTCAACGAGACAATTACTCTCGATATGCCTACAGACCATTTCCATGTTGCCTTGATAATGCATATCTAAATCGCCAATATTAACATAATGATTGTTAATGTAATATTCTCTATATCTTTTCATATAAAAAATCCCCCTTCTAGTTTTTTTGCTATTTTACTCTTTGCAATCCCTATTGTCAATATTCGACATAATAAAACACTTTAAAGTGATACAGTAATGATGTTCTCAACAAGAGAACTCTTCAAGTTTCGGTAGGGCGGTGGATTTTTCTGCCGTCCTAATATTGACGTTTAAGAACAAATGTTCTATAATTGATGTATCGGAGGTAGTGTTGTATGGAATATAAGGATGAAATAATTAAAATGATTGAGGGCTTGGAAGATAAAGACCTGTTATTGTACTTGTACATATTTATTAAAGGAAAAATAGAGGCAGAGTAAAAACTCTGCCTTGGTGGTTATATTTTCTTTTCCCAAACATTACCGCACTTTGAGCACACAAACTTTGTCTTGCCGTTCTTGCCTTTAATTCCGGTAGCAGTACCGACAACGGCACCGACAGGTCCGAAGAGACCACCTACTGTGTTACCAACAAGTGCTTTACCGAATGAGAATTTTTTCTTGGTATCAACAGGTATGCCAACACCATCACAACCCCATTTAGGACATTTAACAGTTTTACTCATAATAAAATACCACCTTTCTTATTAATTTAATTTATTTTGAGTATTTTCATACATCATATCTATTAAATTCATAATATTTTCTTGCTCTTTATCCGACAATTTAGATAATTTTAACGCATAGTCCTTGATTTTACTATCCATTTTCGACAGAGCCAAGTCTTTTGTTGCCTCCTCGACAACTGAATGGTGCTCTTTTCCGGTAACTAAATAATCAAGTGAACAATCAAGACATTCTGCGATTTTTACCAGCTTAAACAATTTTGGACAGCTTTTTCCCTTTTTCCAATCTGAAAAAGTACTTTTAGGGAAGCCACCATATTTAGCCACTTCTGAATCATTTAACCCTTTTGAGTCTCTTAATTTACAATATCTTTCGTACATAGAAAATCTCCTTTAAAAAAAGTTGTGATTTCTCAACATTTGGGGTTGACAAATAAGACTTCCTAATGTAGAATGAAAAAAGAAGTTAGGAAATCTCAACTCAATAAAAAATAAAATTGAGAAAATAATATTATGTTTCTGGACAATTCATAGTATACACGATTTTCTAATTTTTATCAAGGCTTAGTTAGGATTTTTGAACTAAAAAACAAAAGCTGTTAGTGTACTACCACCAACAGCCGTTGCCTTATTTTTTATACCACATACATTTTGCAGTTTTTCAACGCACTGTGTAGTACCAATGCTTCTTTAAATGTTCCGTCACTTATGCAGTTTAAGTTCAGCATTTTAGTTGCCATTAGCTGACGGATTGAGAGGAGTATCTAGCGTAGCACGGCATATTACCGACATGCCAGCCATGATTTTTTATCGAGCTTTACTGCCCAAAATGCGCTACACCGATTGCTACATTTTAAATGCGACCTCGCAAATATGGAACAGGCAAAATCAAAATTGCTTTCAAGGTTTTTACCTCCTAGCGTATTTTGCCTAATATGGCGCTTTTATTGTAACGGATTTCCTAACTATTGTCAAGAAAGGAGATGGGAAATTGAATAAGAAAAAACGACAGGCGAGTTTTAAAAAACTTGACACGCTCATAAAAGCTAGAAACGTTTCGTTTTACAAACTGTCGGAAGAGCTTGGAATGGCACGGAGTACTTTTTCGGATTGGAAGTCAGGAAAATCAATGCCAAAAACAGACAAGCTAATTAAGATTGCTAATTATTTTGGCGTAGAAGTTTCTTATTTTATCGAGTAGAAAGGAGAAAACATGAACGATTTACAAATTTTCAATAATGAAAAATTCGGAGAAATTAGAACTATCACTAAAGGCGATAAGACATATTTTGCCGGAAGTGATGTTGCAAAAGCGTTGGGATATGCAATACCTCATAAGGCAGTGCAAACTCATTGCAAGGGGGTTCTAAAATGGAACATCCCTACCAATAGTGGAAATCAAGATGTTTTATTCATAACAGAGGGTGATATTTACCGACTTATTATGAAATCAAAATTGCCTAGCGCAGAGGAATTTGAGCGGTGGGTAATGGATGAAGTGCTTCCGTCAATCAGAAAAACAGGCGGTTATGGTATGCCAAAGACAACAGGCGGCCAGATACAGCTTTTGGCACAGGGCTATACAGAATTAGAGCAGAAAGTAAACGACATCAAAGATGATGTGAGCGAGCTTAAGGAAAACGTGCCACTTTACAGTTGCGATATTGACGAGATACAACAGC